GTCTTAAAAAGCATATTGTATTTTTTGCCATCACCATCAGCGATTTCGATTTCACTTGAATGTGCTGATGAATTTTTGCTGTCAAGTTGAGCAACAACAATTTTTGTTCCATCAGATTTGATAGCAATATGTGGGCTACCCAATACGGAAGCCGACTTCAAAACAGTGTCAAGATCGTCTGATGACAAGGTGAAAGATACATCAACAGAAGGCATAGAAATAGTTTTATCTGGTGCATTCTTGATCATCTCAATAGAGCAAAGCTTGTAACTGGTACGCTTTTTTCCGCTCTTGAGATTTGCAGCCTTGTTATTATCATCCAGTTCAATTTCTGTATTGTCATCATGTAGAGACAACACGGAAAGAAAACGATTCAAATCGTAAATTGCAAAGTTTGAAGGAATCGTTTCGCTGATTTTTGTTTCAGCCATGATTTGCTTTTGAGTATCGCAAGTTCTCAAAATATTTCCTGAACGAAAAACAATACCATCATTAATCGATGCAAAATTTTTCAGAACAGAAAGAGTTTCTTTAGAAAGTTTCATTATATAACCTCATCATTTATCAACAGAATACAGTATATCATGTTCATACAAAAACATCAAGCAACACATAGCGTGTGCTAGGTGATGTTTACCAGATTCGGGGTCTAGTTTCTCATTTTCTTTCCATGCCCACAAATGTCGTTGTAGTGCATCAAAATACCTACGCTTAGAATCTGGCACCAATTTCCAATTGTCACGCTCATACTTTTGAGCACCAAATGTCAATACATCAACGGTAGCTTTGAGTGCAAGAGGAGGAAGAAGCCCATATTCTAATTTACTACCATCAAACTTTCTACCACCTTCAGTGGCTACTTGTGAACGAGCAACTTCATCCATGACATTAGTAGACTCAAAAAGTTCATATTGATCATCTTTCATCATAGTCTCCCAGTAAGTTCAGCAATCTTAGGCATATTGCCAGTGAAAGGATATGTTCCAATATGCTGAGTTCTCATCCAAGGGCACAAATAGATTTGACCTCCGATCTTTCTCCACAATTGACAAAACATATAGTCTTCAGAAAGATAACGGTCAGAACCACCACCTGTTGCACTCTCTTTAGTGTCGATGATAGTGTCAAAGTATGCATGAATATATCGTGAGCCATCGAAGTGTGCCTGCCCAACGTGATCTGGTTTGTATCGAAGTTGTGGATAAGCTTTCTCCATCTGTTCGAATACATGCCGCTTGATCAACATGAATCCAGTACCAATCTCTAGAACTTCTAGAGGATCAGTGACAGTGAATTGTTGAGTTCCTTTTACCACATTGAATACATAATCGCCAACAAGATTTTCTAATTCACCTGGGTTCATATCTGGATGTTTTCTTGCAGCTTCAGCAATATTAGCCCAGTTGATTGATTTTTTCGGATATGGACCACCAATCACGTCCTTATCTAGTGCTAGAAGAGCAATTACATCTTGAGGATTGTAATGAATATCAGAATCGATAAACAATAGATGGGTACAATCTGAACGGAGAAATTCATCTGTTAGATAATTTCTAGCTCTGGTGATCAAAGATTCGTTGAACAGAAATGAAAATCTTGTTTCGACTCCATACTTTGACATAATACCTTGAAGATCAAGACAAGACTTCACATACATGCCATGAGCCATGCCACCATACATGGGTGTTGCAATAAACAGTTTGCTTTTTTTCAAGTCATCAATTTTTACTTTAATTTCCATAATTCACCATAAAAAATAAGGAAGCGATACTATTATATATCGCCTCCTTATCAAGGATTAGTTAGGTATTAGGCGAATGTGCGAACATTCTTCTCACGAAGAGAACGGTAACCAGCAGCAACAACTTCTTTGCTAGGCTTGCCCATACGATAGAAGGAAATCTTACGACCATCAGCAAGAGTTTTGCGGTTGGTATAGATAGGATATCCTTCTTCACGAAGTTCGTGAATACGGGCTGAAACGTTCGTAACACCAAAACGATTACGAGCAGAAGCTACAGTAAAAGTATTAAACCCTTCAGCTTTAGTAAGGGCATTTAGCATTTTTTGTTTAGCAGACATTTTAGTCATCAAATTATCTCCATAGTTAAGTTAAAAAGAGCAGTGCTCTAGGACAAATAATAACAAAACCTGAGAACCTTGTCAATAGGTTCTCAGGTACAGTTATCAGAAAGGAACCTCGTCAGTTTTTTCTACCGATGGTTGAACAACTTCAGGCTTTTGAAGCTTATTGTAAAGATCAAGAAACGCAGCCTTAGTATCATCATCAAATCGATTCAAGCACAATTCGATAGACTTAGCTTTATCGCCGTGAACAGAGTAGGTACGGCAGATATGAACTAGGCGACGGGTCGAAATAATCTCATCAACACCACCTTCCTTGAAGGTCTGGCGAATAACATCAGCCCAGTTAACAAGAAGATCACCAAAATCATCATCTTTACGACCGAATGATTCAAGTTCCTTCTTGATAATTTTTTGTTCGACCTTGACAGGAGGAAATTCTTGTTCGTAGGTGTTCAGAAAACGTTCCAAGAATGCTTCGTTTAGAACATTGGTGAACATATATCGACCGTCTTCACTGCCTTTACCTTTGGTGTTTGCAGTGGCTACGATAGTGAAGCCTTCAGCAGGGCGAACAAGTTCATTCTTTTTCTTCAAAAGAAAGGGTTTACCTTCAAGTACCCGTTGCAAGCAGGAAAGATTCTGAGCACCGTAGTCAATTTCATCGATACAAAGAACAGCACCTTGACGAGCAGCAACAGTCACGGGACCATCACGCCATTCCATCTGACCGTTGATTAGAACATAGTTGCCGAGAAGATCGGATTCATCGGTATCTGGTGTCATCGAGACACATACAAATTTACGCTTGGTTTTAGCGCAAGCTTGTTCGACGGACATTGTTTTGCCGTTACCAGAATGACCAGAAATAAAGACAGGAAAGAATTGGTTGCTCTTAAAGATAGAAACCAAATCATTGAAGTTACCAAAAGGAACATAGTTATCGTATACTTTTGGTACCAAATCTTCAGTTTCAAGATCGGTAGTAACACTAGAGATACGATTACCCGATTGTGTATTTTTAGTCAAAGGAATCACTTGAGCAGGAGAGGCCATCTCGACGATAGCAGAAGAGGGAACACGGAACATACCGCGACTCACTCGATTCGAATCATCATTGGTGAACCAGTGAGGAAATGCAATAGAATTTTCTGAGCAAATCGAAGCAATATCTTGCCGACTCAGAATTGTTTTACCAGAAGCAGACAGAAGATCGAGAACCATTTGGCGCTTATTAGCACGTGAACTCATGATATAGAAACTCCTCAGAAGATATGATCATTATATGATGCCTGGAAGGTCTTGTCAAGCGACCTTCCAAACTGTTGTAAAAATCATACAGCGATTTGCTGAATGAATTTGTTAACGAACACTCGGCTAATTTGCTTTTTAACGTTAGCCTTCAGAAAAGCTTTTTTGATTTGGCTAGTTTTGGCACCCTCTTGAATATCCAATTCATATTCTTCAGCAGCAAGGTTTGAATCACCAGGAACGAAATAAAACTTTGAGTAACCTTTATTGTTCGATTCGAGGTGTTTATTGTCACGAACAATTTTTTGTAACTCTTTGGATTTTTCTTTCATCTCATAGTAACGATTTTCAAACAACTCTTGAATATGTTTTCCATTTTCATCATGATAACGTCGGCAAATTGCTTCACGGGTTTCATGTTGACTGCCAGTAATATAAAAACCGATAATTTTTGAATCAGTAACTTTGGAATACCAACTCAAAACAGATTCGAAAAGTTTATCACCTACAACATCGAATTGAACTTTATTTTTCTTATCTGTCAAAACAACATTTTGTTTTTCAGAATTAAAAATTTTATAAGACTGATTGAGATTGAAACAGTGAATGTTATCTGCATCACCATCATGAATCAGAATTGTATTTACAATATCCAGATTGTTCATCTTACGAAAATCATTAGTCAAAGGTTCGAGAGCAACCATTGCTTCAATCAAAGGAGTATTGGACAATTCTTCAGAGTAAGGGCGAAAAATAGTTCGCGAGTAACGACCACCATAGGAGTTAGATAGTGCAATGACATTCTTCATACAACGAGTGTATTCGGAAGCTTTCATATTCGAATTCAAATACTCTCGCAAGTAAACATGATTTAAATACAATTCTTTATCGTTGGAAGAAAATCCTCTCAAAGCCATATCTTCATTCGGAAAATCAATATTACGGCAGGCAACATTATTTCCGAAACCGTACACTACAAAAGGAATATTAACTTTGCGACAGAATGCAGTCAAAATTAGAACTTGCTCAAGTGTATGTTTCATACAATTGACCATCGACCCAGACCGATCAAACATGATAACGATACCATGAGACTTACCTTTCGGAACTTTTGTAAGTTTACGGAAAAGATTATCTTCAATTTGATATTTGTAAATACGATTTACATCGATATCACCAGTCTCAGAAATTTTCTGTTTAGAGAACTTCGATGCAGATTTACGCATCTCAAATTCTTTGGCCAACAAACCAATATAACGGTCATTTTTATTCTTAAACTCGGTATAATACTGAGAAATTTTTTGTTGAATTTCTTCATGAGCCCAACAGGCGTCCATCAATTCATGGACACGTTTGTAGGGAGTAACGATTTTGTTTAGAATTGGTTTAGGAACATCAACATAAACATAGTCGCGACTTTCTTTCGAAAGCAACTTCGATTCATTATTGCGAAAAGCTTCATCAGTAACACAAACAGGTTCAAAGTTATCAGAACCAATGAAAGGTGAAGAATCTTTGTATCGATTTATAATATATTCATCGTTCTCGAATGATTGTTGATCACCATCAGCATCATCAGATTCGCGAGATTTGTTGGAGATATCAGAACTTTCTTCCGACTCATCTCCTTCCTCATCACCATAATCATCAAAATCGTAATCTTCACTAAAATCGGAATCATCCATGTTGTCGAATGAAGAGGAGATTTTCTTCATCTGCTCCTGCATCAATTCTTTTTGCTCATCTTTTGAGTATTCAAAGATGGCACCAGTTACCCGAACAACATCTTCCCAAGTTTCGCAAGATTCAACCTGTGAAACAAGGATTTGTTCTTCATCAGTAAAGGTAATACCCTGATTAACACCAGCTTTGGTGTACAAATTCAATCGATCAATGAAAGGCATTTCATTAATATTTCGACGTTTAACACCGAAGAAATCTTTCTCAATCAAGCTTTGATAAGCTTTGACAAAGGAAGGGCGAAGACCAGGGTAGCGCCGCTTGATTTTTTTCTCGATACGAGCATCTTCAACCACATTCAAAAAGTGCTTGAAGTTTTTATTGAACTTGCCAGTACCCATGACTGCGTTATGCCAGCCCTCTTCTGGAGTTTCTAATGCATGACCGACTTCATGACCTAGAAGAAGATCATAAAGTTCACCAGACATATTTTCCCAGATAGGGCAGTAGAGTGTGCGATTCTTCAAATCGAACATAGCCGTTTGAATCTTTTGATGTTCGACTCGAATATTCT